GCCTTCACCCGTTCAGCAGTCGTTTTCCTATAAACTGCTCTCGGTTCCAGTGCCAAACATGATCCATAAGATTCCAGCAATGCATAAAGCAATGCCTAGGAATGGTGGTCGTACATTACGTATGCGTCGATATAATCCTCTTGCTACCGCTATGGTACCACTTGGAAACAGCGGCGTAACGCCACCTCCTCAAATGCTCACAGCTGTGGATATTGATGCAACCATCAGTTTTTATGGAACGTACGTACAAATCAACGAACAGGTAACTCTTCAAAGTCAAGATCCTGTTCTAAATGAGTGCGCAGCGCGTCTTGGCGTTAGCATGAGACAAACAGAAGATCAATTAACTCGTGACATGCTTGCTTCAACGGCATCAACGATTAATTGTACTGCTGGTGCGAACGGTAAACGAATTGCTGTTCTAAAATCTTTTCTGATTGACTTGGAAGCCGAAGCTTAAGAGCCGGTAACAGGGCGGAACCCGAAAGGGACCGTGAACGACTAAGTGAAAAGACCCAGAAATGGGATGCGATAGTCTAAGCCCCGATCGAGAAGACGGGGAGGCAGCAGAAATGACTGCCCGCTTAAATGTTAAATACCTTTGAGGTTGAGTTTATGAACTTCGTTAACTATATCGAGTTTAAGAGCCAGGATAGAAGCGTTAGCTTTTTTAAAAGCTTCGCTTTGCCTATCTCCTCCGTTTGGTATAGTCAACGTATAAAACTCAATCAATTTTTCACAAACAGGTTTCTTATATCTCAGAAATTGTTGGATTTTAGGAAGAACTTTAGAGAGAACTCGACTAGAAATTCTCCACATGAATTGATCTCTATGTTTTTTATTGGAGGCATGCCTGTTGATAAAATTCAATCCTCCGCCAAATCGCTCAATAAGCCATTTGAAGATAGGTGCCTTGCTATTATTGCAAGCAAGTTGAATTTTAAAGACATGTTGATCTCTTCCTTTAGGAATATACTTTTGTATAGTCATGCAGCATTCGGCATCTATAAATCCAGCAAAATAGGCATAATCGCTTTGGTTTGGGGCAATCGTAGAAGATGTTTTAATGAATTCTTCTTTTTGACTTTGCTTAACCAAATCCTGATTGTGTTTAGCATCTCTGAGAGTATCTATAAGAAAGTTCTTTGTTTCTTTAGAAGTTGTGTTGATAAAATCACAGAAAAGTTCAGCCTGCTTTCGTTTTTCAACGAGAAAAGGGAGAATGTTTTTAGTAAGATTCAATGCTTCTTTATGCCTTATGGTGTAATGATATTGCGCTTTTTGACCGGGATATTTTTCTCGTTTACTAACCAATTGAACGCGACCACCATATTTATAGGCGAAAAAATCAAGAACCTCTTTGTTTGTAGAAGAAATTATAAGCAGTGCTCGATATTTGGCGTTATTGGTTTTCTTGTTGATTGTTTTATCAACATAAAAACAACCATCTCCATCAATATACCCAGCAGTGTATTCAAAAGTATTATTCATGGCTCATTATACCATGGAATATTTAAGTTAACAAGTAATAGATTGGATTCTCCTACAGAAATCACTAGAGCAGACGTTGATGAAGTGGTACGTACATTGTTAAACAACAATGCATACACCATTATGGATAACATTGAAGGCGAAGATAAGTTCGGTACAGCCCCAGTTCGTGATGCGTACTTTGCACTTACTTCAACTCAAATGACAGGAAATCTCGATGCTGTTGCTGGTTTTATTCATAAAAACCAATATCCAGCACCAATGAATGCTCTTCGTTCAGAATGGGGTGCAATTGGCAACTTAAGATTCTTGGTCTCATCGATTGGTTCAGTAAGCCAAGCCTCTTCAGCACTTGGAAATGATGTTTACAACATTTTCTGCGTTGGTATGGAAGCTTATGCTTGTATTGAGCAAGACGGTTATAGCGCAAGCTTTATCTATCGTCCACCAATATACGATGGACCATTGGCTCTTAATGCTAGCGTTGGTTATAAGTTCGCCGAAGTTCCAAGAATCTGTAACGATCTTTGGATCATCAATCTTAAAGCCACATTAGCTTAATAGGAGAAAAACATGGCTACAAATACTTGTATTCAACAGGGTACCCTAACTGCCACTGGCAATAATATCTGGATCCCTTTAATAAACGGCGCCGATTGGGTTGAAGTCTACAACATAAACAATACGCTTGGAACGACCCAATGGGCCGCAACAAAGTTCTATTGGCAATATGGTTTTGGGCAAAATGATGCTATTGTTGAGTATCATGCTGCTGCTACCCAAGCGATTTCAACAAGTACGGTAACAACTGGATTTAATGGCGCTACTTATCAAGGTATAAGCGTTGTGAATTCAACGGCTCAGCCAAATTATGGTGCAGCTATCGCAGTTGCAGCTGTAACGGCAGCTAATCCTCCTGTTGTTCAAACCGGTACAACAACTGGACTTATACCTAATAAGTCTGTTGTTCGTCTTAATAGTTTGACAACTGGCGGACAAATGTGTGGTATTGACTTCAGTATTGGAGCAGTGGTTCCTGCAACAAGCTTTACGCTTGCTCATATGCCACAACCAGTAGCTGGTGGAACAGGATTCTATCGTCAGATCCAATATCCATCATTGTTTTACCCACGTCGTCGCTATATTACTGCTGTAACAGCTGGCGTAACAACGACCTTAGTTACTTCAGTAACCAATAGCTTCAATGTTGGTGAATCAGTAAGATTTGTTGTACCCGCAGCATTTGGTATGACACAACTTAATGGCCTGCAAGGAACAGTTATTGCAGTAAACCAAATCGGTACAACAGGAAATAACACCGTAGAAGTAGATATTGATTCTACAGGATTCAGTGCATTTGTATTCCCATTGGCCGCTGCGGTTCCATTTACTTGGGCTGAAATTATTCCTGTAGGGGAAGATACAGCTGCTGCGTTAATAGCCAATACCAACATTTTAGCCGATTCAACTTACAATACGGGTTGGACTGGTATAATTTTGTATACAGACTCATCTGTTGCAGCAGTTGCATTAGGTAGCGCTGGTGGTACGTCTGGGGATTTAATTTATTGGAAAGCTGGAAGCTCTTTCAATAATTTAGTACAACCAATTCCTGCAGTATTTTAATTAGAACAGCTATAGTTCTGAGGGGCCTAATCAGCCCCTCTTTATCTTTTTAGGAGACAAGATGGCAAGTATAGATAACAAAAATATAGAAAATAAAATTACTAAAGCAACTAAAGAACCGGTAAATCTTAAATATCAGCACGATAAAGACCGTGAGAATGTTAAGGGTATTTTTAGGTTCTATGAAGTTCCTGGCGGATCTATGAGTTTTGTGTTTAAAGTGTACAAAGAGGATCCTGTAGCGCGTTATGACCTTTATGATGGTCAAGTTTATACGCTTCCTTTAGGAGTCGCGAAACACCTAAATAAGAATGGCTGGTACCCTGTGCATGTTCATTCGGTCGATGAGAATGGTAAGCCTCTTGCACGAATCGGTCAGAAGGTAAGACGTTTTGGGTTCCAGAGCTTGGAATTCGTTGATATAGAAGACCTTTGTATGGGAGACCAACAGATAATAACAGTTGAACACATAGAACCAATGGTTAGATAAAAATGAGCGTGTTAGTTGTGTTTTTTGGTGTTACATTTTTTATGATGACTGTGGGAGCAACACCTAATGTACTGCCTCCACAATACGATATTGATGTGATTGTACTTGATGACGACGAAGACTTAATTCCGCGGCCTATGTTAGACCCAGATTTTGAGTCAGATCTTCGTGAGTATTGTAAGTATGAAGATATAGATACGAGTCATCTAGATAATAAAGAAGAATAATAGAGAGAAAGAATGAGCACATGTTTTGTTAACCCAAATGTATATTTTTACCCGGCAGCGCGTCTAATCCTATCTATTACTCAATCAAACCCTGCACTTATTACAACGACGAACAATACACAGGTTGTTGGTGGTGTTCTGCAAGCAGTCCCCGCGGACCACGGTTATGAGACGGGATTAATTGTAAGAATAGATATACCCCAAGCATGTGGAATGCGGCAGTTGAATGGATTCGCTGGCGAAATTATCGTCACAAGTCCTACAACGTTTACCTTAGACGTCGATACCAGTAATTACGATGCATTTGCTATACCATTGGCGCCCGACCCTTTCTGGGCCCAGACATGTGCTCAAGTTATTCCCTTTGCAGAAGATAATAGTATGTTAACTAGCGCGGTTCAGAATACGTTACCATAAGGAAAAATATGCCAGTAGCCCCAGATAATACGTTATCGACATTACAGCAGATTAATATTAAGGTGCGTAGACTGACCAGGTCGCCATCTGCTTCTCAGATAACTGATGCCCAGATAAACGATTACGTTAATACGTTTATCTTGTATGACTTACCAGAGAACTTGAAGATATTCTCTCTGCATAAGACATTTTCGTTCTATTGCAACCCATATGTTGATCGATATTCAACTAACACGACCAATCCAAATGATCAGTTCTATAACTTTAAAAACCAATATCTGAGCATTGAGAAACAGATAACTATGGCAGGTTTTCCCGCCATGTTGTCTGAATCACGTGAGCAGTTTTTTGGGATTTACCCATTAACTTTTAGTATAAATGCTATAGCTTATGGCGATGGTGTAACCACCGCTTATACCGGATATCTTACAAATGCGGCAGCTGGCTTTGGTTCTGGTTTTGTGCCAATAATTCGCAGTGAGGTACTTTTTAGTTCTGTCGATATAAATAACAATGGGCTTTCTGTATCCGATGAACCAGTTTCTGGCTCAGATATTGGCAACCTTATTATTCCTACAAGCATATATAACACAACGCCAACTGTAATAGGGACAATAAATTACATTACCGGCCAATATAATTTTACATTTCCAGTAGCTCCAAAGAGCCAACAAACAATAAATAGTCAAACGATTCCGTTTGTCCCAGCAAGACCTCAGGCGATGCTTTATTTTGACGATACGTTCATTTTAAGGCCTGTACCAGACCAACCATATAAGATCACCATGGAATGCTTTGTACGGCCATCTGTGTTGCTAAATTCAACTGATATGCCTCAACTGAGTCAATGGTGGCAATATATTGCTTATGGGACAGCTAAAAAGATCTTTGAGGACCGCATGGATATGGATTCTTTGCAGTTGATTATGCCTGAGTTTAAGAACCAAGAGCGTCTTGTTCAACGAAGAACCATTGTCAATGCAACTTCCGAGAGAACATCAACGATTTATACCGAACAGGTCGATATATCCAGCGGAATTTCGGGCTGGGGTGGAAACAACGTCTAAATAGGAGATTCGAATGCCATATAATGCAAATATTCCCTTAGCTACTGATAAGTTATCGTCTTCTCAGGTTGATATTAATAATAACTTTCAGGGTATCAATACTTACGTTTCGGTTGATCACGTGCCTTTTGCTAATACTGCCAATCAAGGGAAACACCAAATGGTAACGTTTCCCATTTCAGCAGCACCAGCAGTAAGCGTTGCTGGATTCATAGGCCTTTATGGGGCTAATGATCTAGTTGGGAATCCAGCAATCTTTGTAAATAATGTTGTTCCAGGTAAACAGATTCCTATGACTTCAGCTGATGCAGCTGCTACCGGTTGGACTTATCTCCCATCTGGAATAATTATGAAATGGGGAAATTCTACGACTAATTCACCAACTCTTTTCCCTGTAGGAGCGACCATACCAGTATTCACTAATGTTTTTTCAGCGCAATTGACTCTTTTAAGCGATTCTCATTTGCATTACTGGATAGAAATAACTAAGACTGGTCCGAATGCATTAACAACTACTGGGTTTACTGCTCATTCTGAAGATGGTAATGGAAATGCTTCAGCACAATCTTTTTACTACTTAGTTATAGGTAATTAGGGGATCACAATGGCATACGATAGATTCTTAATTGCTCCCATGAACTCCGGTCTTGTCACAGCATTAAGGCCGTGGATGATCCAGGATGATGCATTTTCGCAGTTAGAGAACGCGTATGTTTTTCGTGGTCGAGTTCGCAAGCGCTTTGGATCTACTTTAACGGGATCTGGAGCAAGTTCAAGCCAAACTGCACCGCTAAATTCAAGGGTTCGAGTCCTGTTGGGGTCTACCGATGGAAATGGTGATTTAGCACCAATTGTCCCTGGAGCAAAAGGTTCTATCGGCCAAATGTTCTCGATCGGCGATGAGATATTTACGGTCAATGATTTGGGGACTCCGGCAATTATGCTGACGACCGGAATCTTATTAGGAACTACTGATATTACTGGATCTCTTTCTGGTACAGTGCCAGGAGCTATTGGTATGCTTGGTCAAACATTTAATATTAACGGAATTTTATTCACCGTTACGGTAAATGCTCCAGGTCCTCAAATTTTAACTAGAACTCCAGTTGGTGGTGTAACCCATACATTTGATATGACTACTGGTAACTTTGTTTTTACTGGAGAAACACCATTAAAAAATGTTTATTTTTTCTCTGCAACACATACATTTGATACTACATCAGGTCAAGCAACTTTTACTGGTGCTATGCCACTTACACCTGTTTATTTTTATCCAGCAACGCCAATAATGGGTCTGACGCTTTATGAGACTGATGCTATTATCGACAGCACAGCAATAGCTTTTGATATGCAATTCGCTTATAACTATACGGCTGGAATGTGGGAAAGTATTGCTAGTACCCCAACATGGCACGGCAGTGATTCTCAGTTCTTTTGGGCAACAAATTATCGTGGCGCAGCTTTGAATTCCAGTGAGATATATGTAACTAACTTTAATGCAACGAAGAATGCAGCTCCTGGATTAACAGATGATCCGATGTATTACTATGATCCAACGGGTGGCTTTCAAATATTTTCTCCTAAATTTTTTGTGGCAGGTGATATTGTCCAAAGTTGTCGAATAATAATACCTTTTCATGATCGATTACTGCTATTAAATACGATCGAACAAAATGCTGCCGGTAATTTCAATGCTCACTATCCAGCACGTTGTCGGTTCTCACACTTTGGGTCACCTATACCGGCAAACGCTAATGGTTCATGGCTTGAGAATGGCCAAGTTGGTTGGGATGGAGCTGGTTGGGAAGATGCATCAACTGATGAAGAAATTGTCGCTGCTGAGTTCATTAAAGACCGACTTATCGTTTACTTTGAACGTAGCACTTGGGAAATTGTATATACGGGTAACGGCGCTCATCCATTTATTTGGCAGAAGATTAATACCGAACTTGGTGCGGTAGCTACTTTCTCATCGGTTCCATTTGATAAATTTATCTTAACGGTTGGGAATGTGGGCGTACATGCTTGTTCAGGTGCTAATGTAGAAAGAATAGATTCTAAGATCCCGCAACAGATATTTAAGATAAATAATGACAACCAAGGTATTTATAGGGTTCATGGTATTCGTGATTATAATACTGAGATGGTTTATTGGTCGTTTCCTCAGCAGGGTTCTAATGCTTATAATAGCGTTTTCCCTAATAAGGTACTGGTCTACAATTATCAAAATGATACTTGGTCAGTAAATGACGATGTAATAACCTGTTTTGGATTATTTGAACAGCAAGAAGATACTACATGGGAAACGGCCACATTTACTTGGGGTGAAAGTTCTGATACGTGGGGATCTGGTTTGCAGGATGAACAATCTCGTCGTGTAATATTTGGTAATCAACAAGGTTATATATTTTATGTTGCTCCAGAAACACCAAGAAATGCACCTTCCATGCAAATCACCGATATCGTAGTTGCTGGTGATAATACAAATCTTACGATTATTAATCATTCACTTGATGTGGGTGATTATATTTATATCGAGAACTGCCCACAGTTGAACTTTAACCCATTGTCTGGAACTTATATTTATCAAGTTCAGAACGTAACCGATGCTAATACGGTTTCTATTGGTACAATTGGACTATCTTCACCATATATTGGTGGAGCAACGGCAGCCCATGTTTCTAATATGATTATACAGTCTAAGCAATGGAATCCGTATATAGATAAAGGTATGGACGTCAGTATAGGTAAGATAGACTTCGGGGTGCAAAAGACCGATGGCGGTCAAGTGTACATTGATTATGCGCCATCCGCATCAAATATATCAATGGTAAGCGATGCATCTGGCGATGGTGTGATCTTGGGCAACCAAAATATACTTGAGACAACCGCTTACTTGTCTATTCCACTTGAACAAACCCAAGAACGTCTCTGGCATACGATTTATTTCCAAGGGGCTGGTGAATGTATCCAGATAACTATTTCGATGAATGTAGCTCAAATGTTAGACCCGAATATAACATTTAATGACTTTCAACTTGAAGGTATCGTTCTCTACACGAATCCAACGGGGAGATTGCAATAATGGCAAGTAGCTCAAGTGGTGTTCTTTTACAGAACACCCAAGTCTGGGATGTGACCGAGGCGCAAGAGATTGATGTTACCAAACCTGCGTTTAAAGAACTCTTAGTACGTATGTACCAGAATTTAAACCTGATAGCGTTAACGGTTAACAATAAAGAATCTAGTTTCTATGCCACCTTTGAAACGCTTAAGGGACAGCAGTTCTTTCCGAATCCATCATTGAATTCGTCTACGCCAACAACACCCGAATACAGGCAGACATACAATAAAACCATTAACTTTGGGGCTCTTCCTAATAATACAACGAAATCAGTGGCTCATGGGATCCCAATAAATTCGGGTTATACCTTTACGCGTATCTATGGTACGGCAACGAATACGACTGCTCTCACTGCTTTGCCTTTACCGTATGTCGATCCAAGTTCTTTAGCTAATGGGATACTTTTATCGGTAAATGGAACTAATGTTAATGTAAAAACAGCGGCAAATTATAGTGCTTATAACGTGACGTACATAGTTTTAGAATATATTAAAAGTTAGAGGAGATAATCATGGCAAATTTCTTTACTGGTTCCAAAGGGGGATGGGGACAGCAACCAACAGTTACGCCAGAGCAAGGCGGTGCATTAAGTCAGATGTTACAGCAAGCAATGGGTGGCCTTAGCAGCAACAAGTTTGACTTTGCTCCTATTGAACAAAAAGCTAGAAGTGATTTCCAAAGTAAGACATTACCAGGAATTCGCGAGTTATTTGAAGGAATGGGAAGCGGTGAACGTTCAAGCGCATTTAACCCAGCTATGGCAAGTGCTGGAGCGGATCTTGAGTCAAATCTTGCATCAATGAGACAATATCATGGACAACAAGAAAAGAACTCATTGATGCAGATGCTACAAATGTCCATGCATCCACAGTTTGAAAATTATTATAAACAAGGACAGCCAGGGTTTTTACATTCGATTATGGGCCCCATGGGTCAGGGACTCATGCAAGGACTTGGATATGGAAATCCACAACAACAAGGCCAACCAGGAATGGGTCAACAACCAGGAATGGGTCAACAACCAGGAATGGGTGGACAACAGGGTGGTGGAGTAAGTCTTATGAAGTTATTACCAATGCTATTAGGTCTATAAGGGGATAACATGGCAACAATTATTAATGATCCTTATGGATCAACTGGTGCGAGTCTTGGATCTGCGTTAGGGCAAGGTGTAGGTTCAGGAATACAGCAGTTACTTGCGAATAAGTTAGAGCAAAAACAGTACCAACAGAAACAGTTGAGACAACAGCAAGAGACCTCCAGGATGGCTAAGATTTTTGAGCAAGGTGGCGCCAAACCAGAACATTCTGGATTTCTTGCGGAACTATTTCTTAAGGATCCTAAGGCGGCAGAAGATGCATATAAACATCTAGGCGCTCTTGGTAAAAGTGCAGCAGAGCAACTAGCTGAAACGAGTGAAGCAAATAAAACTAAACTTGGTTGGGCTCATCAAAACCTTGGCGAAAAAAAGCTTGAATTAGAGGGTGAGCTTGGTCGTGGTGAACTCGAACATAAACTTGGCTATGATAAGCAAGAATTTGCCCGTAAAGAGAAAGAATTTGAGTTAGAAAGAGCTAGAGATAAGGCAGCGCTTGAACATACTGCCCATAAAGAAAACATGGATAAGCAGCAAATTGCTCTTAAAATGAAAGAGATTGATCAGGACTACAAGAACAAACGTGAGGCTCTTAATCTTGAGAAAGAAAAGATAAAAACAACAAGCGGCGAAAACAGTATGGCTGAACAAAAAGAGAATTATGCAGAAGGTAAAAAGTTTAGCGATTCTATTTCTGTTGATGTTCATAATGCGGTAGAAAAGAAAAAAGAAGCATCGAAAGCTTTAAGACTACTTAATACTGGGAAAATATACACAGGATTGATTGAGGGACACGTTCCATTAAAACTTACAAATCCAGAGACCAGGCAATTTGATAAAGCCATAGCAAATTTAATCACCGCAAAATCTAGAGAAGGTGGCGGTGTCATGAGTAAAGCTAAAATGGCACTTACTGAAAGAGGAAAAGCTAGTAGGGATATGCAAGAATCAGCAATTAGAGAAATCTTAGAGGGAGAGATAAAGGACGCTGATGAACTTGGTATAGGGATGGGGAAAATAAGAGATGAAATAAAGTCGGCTAATAATGGTAGATTTCCAAGAGATATTGAAGGTAAAGTTTTAGCAGAACATCAACAAAGATATCCAGAATATTATCAAGAATACGACAAGAGTTCTTTTAATACACCAAAAGGCGAACCAACTACTTTTAAAAGTCCGCTTGAAGCTCCAGCCTCTAATTATCCAGTGGGGACCAAGGCCCAGCAAAATGGTAAATGGTATATTGGTAATGGAAAAAATTGGATTGAGCAGAGGGTATAATGCAAAACAATATGCCTGATCCAAACAGTGAGTTTACGATCTATCCAGGAGAGCCTGAACAACCAAAGGGATCTTCAATTAAAGATCTGATTGGTGAACAATTATTGCAAACACCTCGGCATTTAGCCAGAACTGGAGCTCGCGCTGTTGAAACTTTGATAAATACGCCTGAAAATATAGCAAAATTAGGCATGGGCGCCATGAATCTTGGTGTTAAGGGATCTAATTTGCTTCGTAGAGGAATTGGATTACCAGAAGAAGAAGAGTTTAAGTATCCTGAAGCACTTGAGGATCTTGGTGGTAAAGTTACAGGACTCGCCGAGAAGTTTTTACCAGAAGGAACACTTAAGGCTAAAAACGAAACAGAAGCTAAAGTCGATGAGGTTGTCTCTGATTTGATTTCTCTTATGACTCCCATTCCCGGTCTAGGTAAAGGTGCCAAAATAGTTCGAGCATTGGGTATGTCTGGAGCAGGTAATGCAGTGAAATGGCTTGCTGAATCTACTGGTAGCAGCAAAGATGAGCAAGAGGTTGTTAAGATGGCTACTATGCTTGCTGTCGGTATGATGGGACCCGGAAAGTTAAACGCAACAAAAGCAGGCATCTATAAGGCAAGAGATACAGCTATCGAAAAAGGGTTAGAACACGGGATTTCTCCTTATGTTGAAAATAAACTGACGCCATTATTTGAGCGTTATTCTAAACAACTATCAGAATCTGGTGAACCTGGAGCAAAAAGTCATAAATTTATAGAGCAAAGACTCGAAGGAATTGAGCATAATATTAAATTGCCGGCTGAAGAAGCAGGCGCAAAAGTTGCCAAATCCGTTAAAGTCAAAGAGCAACCTTTCCAGGCTCCTAGCACCCATGTGATTAAACCAAAAGTCGCTCCAA